TACTCCAGTAGTAAAAAGGGCAGTAAAAGCTGCAAAACAAAAACGATCAATGAAAATTGGTCAATTTCCTGATATGTGTTAAATTATAATACAATGCAACCACAACATTTAAAAATTAATATTCAGGATGAAATTTCAGCTGACAAGTTGAAATTAGCATATAATAAGCAAAGGTCTGATCGTGCCAGGTATGAACAAGAAAATAGTGTTTCTAAATCTACCGGACAGGCATTTCAAAAATATTATGTTGAAACAAAGGTTTTTTACACTACTGCTAATATCGGATCTGAATGTAACGAAATAACATTTATTAATGGTGGCACAACTGCACTGGTAATAGCTGATGTGCCATTACAACCGAATCAATCTTTGAGAATAACTGGAAATAGGGGCGAAATTGATACAACACAATATCAACTTGCTTTTGCTACACCTATTAATACAGGAAATTTATTAATCGTACTTCGTAAACTTTATATATAATGATTGTATTGGATCTTTCCATCTTAAATCAGAAGGGAACTCCAATGTTCAATTCTGATACATTTGCCAACCGACCTGCATTTGGTATTGTTGGCAGAATTTTTATATCTACTGACACAAAGGAATTTTTTAGGGATACAGGCACCAGTTGGGAACTAATTGGAGGACCAGGTTCCGGTACAATTACTGGATCCGGTGCAGCAACACAGGTAGCATTTTGGAATGGTGCCAGTACAATTACTGGATCAAATAATTTATTTTGGGATTCTACCAATAATTATTTAGGTATTAATACCAATGCTCCAACAACTGCACTGGATGTTCACCACTCTACCAATTCAGGAGCAATTTTCAACCAAACTACTGCAACCAATAACAATACATTAAATTTTCAAACAAGTGGTTCAGGTAGGTGGAGAATTGGAAATTTTTACACTGCTGGTGCTGATGATTTTGGAATTTTTGATGTTGTTGGATCATTGCAACAATTAACAATACTTAAAACAACTGGTCAAACTTTTATCGGTGCCAAAACTACTGCTTCAGGTAGATTGGTAGTTAATAGTGCAACTGCTGATGCTCATTTGCAGGTGGTTGGTGCAAATGCTCCATCAATCAGAATTGACAATGCCGGATCAGGTGGAACGCAAAGATTTGTTTTTGGTCTTGCTACTGCAACAAATAACTTCATTCAGGGTGCAACTGCTGGTGAATTTTGCATATCAACGCAAAGTGCTGGTAATATGTTGTTTGGTATGTGGCAAACTACCAACGCAAGTGAGGTAATGCGGATAACTACTGCAAACAATTTGCTAATCGGATTGAGTGTAGATGGTGGACAGCGTATGCAGGTGCAGGGTGATGCGTTTATAAAAGGGAGTGGAGCAACCAGTGCGACTTTTGGATTGACTGTACTAAATAGTGCATCAACTGAATTATTAAAAGTTGATAACTCTGGTCAAGTTTTTGTACCAAATAGAATACTTACAGCAAGGGTTCAAACATCATCAAGTGGCAGTCTTTTAGAGGTTGTTGGTGGCATTGGTTCTGCGACAGGTGGAACGGGAACAATATTGGGTCAGTTTACAAATGTAACAAACACATCAGGAACATACGATAGGATATTGGCATCAGGTTCATTTTTGCCTACAAGCGGAACGGGTGTATTTAATGCATTTAATATAATAGCAAGCATCAATCAAACTGGTGGGGCAAATGGAATAACACGTGGATTGTACGTTAATCCCACCTTAACCGCTGCTGCTGATTGGCGTAGCATTGAATGGTCAAACAATACAGGATTTGGATTATATGGTGCTGGAACTGCTGCAAATTATTTGAATGGAAATTTGCTTTTGGGAACAACAACTGATAGTGGTGAAAAATTGCAAGTTTCTGGTACTATAAAAGTAACAGGTGCATCTACATTTAATGGTCAATTAAATATATCTTATGCATCATTTCCTGAAGAAAGAATTACAGATGGTACAATAACTTATCAAATGTTTGCGAGTACAGGTGGTTCTGATTTTGTTTTAGGAACTGTTTCAAACCATAATTTATTATTCAGAACAAATCAAGTACAACGACTATCTATTGCCAATACCGGTGCAGCAGTGTTTAGTTCAAGTTTAAAAGTTGGTGGAGGAACTGCAAACGTATCTTCAATATTACAGGCTGATTCTACAACACAGGGATTTTTACCTCCTCGTATGACTACAACTGAAAAAAACGCAATAGCAACCCCTCAAGCTGGTCTAATCGTATTTGATACAACATTAATAAAACTATGTGTATATAGTGGTACTACTTGGGAAACAATTACATCAATATAAAATATAAAAAAATGAAACAAATTCAACCAATACAAATTTGGGTTAGTGGTCAAGAGCAAACAGGAAACTGGATTAATGCTTATATCATTAATGATAACCTAAAAGATAGTGCCACATTTTATTGGGCAATATTTACTGCTGAAACTAATGGAACGCAACTTTCTGCTGGAAATCTTACAATCGTTGAACCGGATTATTCAGTATGGAGTTCAACTGCTGATATTAATTTGGCGGCTTACCAGTGGATCTGTGATCAACTTGGATTAACTTTGATTTAATTATTTAACATTTAAAATTTGACAAATGAACGAAAAACAAGCATTGGAAGTAATTAAAGCAATTTTAGATTTGGCAACCAGTAAAGGTGTTTTTTCTAAAATAGATGAATCATTTACTGCCATACAGGCATTTAATGTAATTGCCGAAAAATTTAAAGATGAACAGGGTAAAGATGCAGACACAAACTGATCCTACACACATTGCCACGTTTAGCACTATTTTGTTTTCTTTACTTGGAATACAAAATATTTCTGAATTGGCAAATGTTATTTTTCTTGGTGCCAGTACAATATCCTGTACAATTTCAATTTTAGTAGGTCTAAAACAATTAAAAAAGAAATAATGAAAAGAATACTAAAAAATATCAAAACTTCATTTTTTGGTTCCATTGCTGGTGGATCATTAATTGCTGATGGTATTGCACAAAATAACTGGATTACCATTATTGCTGGTATTGCTGCTGCCATTACTGGATTGTTAGCAAAAGACAATGATGTCCAATAAAAATAAAATTTATATTGGGTTAGCGGTTTTACTGATCTTATTAATCGGGAAAAAAGTGAGTGCATTAAATATCATAAAAAAGTTTGAAGGTCTTGAATTAACTGCATATCCTGACACAGGAAATATTTGGACTATTGGTTTTGGTGCAACAATTAATAAGGACACAGGACAGGCAATTAAACAAGGTGATAAAATAGACTTACAAACTGCTGAAAGGTGGTTAAAAATGGATGTTGCTGAACGTGAAAAGAAAATAAAGGGATTGATCAAGGTTCCGGTTACTGCAAATATGATGGCAGCAATGACAAGTTTAGCATATAACATTGGCACTGGTGCATTTGGTTCCAGTACCTTGTTAAGGTTACTTAATCAGGGATCAGATAAAAAATTGGTTGCTGATCAGTTTTTGAGGTGGAATAAGGTTCAGGGCAAAGAAGTTAAGGGATTAACAAATAGGCGAAAATTAGAACGTGAATTGTTCTTGAAATAGGTTTTGGTTAATCATTTGAGGTGTTTTTAAGGGGGAAATTTCCATTTCTCCCTTTTTTTTTGCCTAAAAATTTGGAATTATCAACAAAAGTTATTTAAGTTCGCATTGACAAACGATTTTTAATAACATTCTAAACGAAAAACAATGAAAAAAACTGCTATTCAAATTATCTTGATCGTTCTCGGTGCTATTCTTTTATGTTTTGCTGACAATTTATGATCCGTTTACTTGCTTGGGTGATATCAGTTATTTATCTGATAGTTTTCGGCATACCCATTGCCATTGGTTTATTGATCATTTTACAAATTATCTCAATCGCAAAATTTATCAGCAATGTTAGAAAAAAAAGAAAAAAGCATAATAGTTCACAACTATCTGTATGGTCTGATTACTTTCCTGACCAATCACAGGATTCCATTTACTGAACTACCTGAGGGAAAAATTGAAATTTTTTATCCTTCTGAATTAACATTATTTCAAATAGGCTACCACTTTGGAAGGTATGCTGAAATGCAACACAATTAATTTTATGGAACTATTTAACAACTTGCGTGAAGCTATGCTGGAAATTGATTATATCCAGCAAAAAGTAAACAGGCTTAAATTGTGCCAAAATTCAGGCGAAATTTCAAATATCATAATCAGTTTTGACACTGGATCAAGTAGGAAAATATTGATGCAGATAGATACTGACATATCATTGGTGAATGAAATTAAGCTGCTGATTCAGGCAAGTATTGATCTATACGAAGAACAAATACAGGAACTCAAATTAAATTTTTAAAATAAAACACAATGAAAGAAACAAAAGAAAACCAATTACAAGAAGGAGAAACAACAATTAAAGATTATCAATTATTGTTAAAATTTGTTTGGAAAAAAGATTATATACATATTACATTAATTGATGGACAAGATTTGTTTAAAATCGCAAGTTTAATGTCTGATTTTTTAAGAAAAAATGATATAGATCATTCGATTGAAAAAGGAAAAATATGAAACCAGTAAAAATGAACGGATTTGTATATTATTTTGAGGTGTTTATCACTGCAAATGAACCCTTTATTTTAATGTCCACAACCGAATATCCAAGCGAAGGATTATCAAAGATTTATTTTTTACGCAAATATTCTATGAAATACGCAATGGAAGATTTTGTGAAATATGAAAGCAATATAAAAGAACGCAACACACAAAGAACAAATGAAGTGCGTTAATTGCTCAAAACTATTCACAATTACACAACACAGGGGCAAGGTTGGGCAACCGCTTTGCCCCTATTGTTTAACATTAAATTTAAAAAAAAATGTCACAAAGAAACAAAGATTTACCAGCAATGCCAGTTCATCCAATGCAAGACAAATTCGGTCAAGTAATACTTATGGCGGGAATGTCAAAACTTGAAATGACTGCACTAAATATCCTGACTTCACAATTACGCAAAAATAATGTAGAGGATCTATCCCCTGAAGATATTACTTTTGTAATTGGTCAATCTTATGAAATAGCAGAGGAATTTTGTGCATTTATTGAAACTAAAAGTGAAAAGGAAAGTAGTAGTATAATAATTTAAAAAGTGTAAACCAATGACAAATGATCTACACGAAAAATTGTTATCCCGAAAATTTAAGCAAAACTACACTCCACCTAATGAAAATGTAATTTTTACTATTGAAGGTAAAAATATTGGTTGTTTACAAAGTTTTGTTTGTTTTCAGGGATTACCTAAAGCTGGTAAAAGTACATTTATAACCAGTGCTATTGCTTCCGCTTTTACAACTTGGGATATATTCGGAATGAAATTAAATTTTCCTCAAAACAGGAAACGCATTTGCTATATTGATACTGAAAGTTCAGATTTTGATTATTACAGGGTGCTTGACAGGATTAGAACACAAATAATAACTGATCATTTACCACATAATTTTGATAGTTTTTTATTTAGGGAAGATTCCCCAAATGAAATTCAGCAAATGATTGAACTTTATTTACAGGAAAACCCTGATTGCTCAATTTTGGTACTAGATGGAATACTTGATTTAATTTCAGATTTTAATTCAGTAGAACAAAGTTTTTATCTTATTCAATGGTTAAAAAAAATAACTAAAATTCACAATTTATTGATTTTGTGCGTACTTCATTTAGGTAAAAAAGATCAAAATAGTATTGGTCATATCGGATCCTATCTTGATAGAAAGGCACAATCAGTTTTGAAAATTGAAAAGAATAAGGAAAACAAAACTATTGATCTTTCAGCTACTTTTTTGCGATCCAGTGATGAATTTAACCCTATTTCCATTTACTATTCAGGCACCAGTTGGACACAGGCTAACAATACACAAGAAAAAACTGGTACCTATATTTTTGGAATGGAAAAAACAAGTCTAATCAATAGGATCCTTTTTCAACCACGTAAATATTCTGAAATGTTATCTGATCTAGAGGAATTTACTGGTAAGGGTTCAACCACTTGCAAAAAACTTTTGAAAGATTGGTTGCTTGATGGATCAATAATTAAGTCAGGGGATATGTATAAACAAAAATAATCAGCAAAATGAAACACGAACAACATACTACTAAATTTATTAACGAATTAAATAGTATAAATCATAAAGTTCAACATAAACCATTTAGAATTTCTGATGAAACTTGGATAATCGGAAAACACAAAGGAAAAAAAATTAAAGATCTGCCAATTTCATATATAAAATGGGCATTAAAAAATTTAAAAATGTCTGAATCAACAATATTAATATTAAAAAAAATAGGATCAGTCGCCTGATCCTACCTTGACAAATGATCTCTCTTAACGAAAAACCACTTTCCCTTCAACACGAAAATAGAAAATTTCTAACAAAATGAAACTTTACACTGCCATTATTTTTTTTAAACCTGAAACTGGAATTCAGCCACGCAAATATCGGAATATTAACAACGTGGATAATCTGCTTAAATTTGCCCTAAAAAGTGGTGGGTGGTATGTGAACCTGTATTGCAAGAGAACTAAAGAATTTGAGCACAGAGAATACCTCACAGTGGCATCCTGACAAACATAAACACTGCATACAAACACAAAAGGGGCAATTTGCCCCTTTTTTAGTTGCTAAAGGTCAAGGAAAAGTGAATTTGATGAATCTTGGTCAGTTTAGGTCAGTTTTCTTTGTGGTCAAAATGGTTCAGGAAACCTGGGTAGGACACTTGCACCCCTAAAGGGGTGCAAGTGTACCTATATACTGACCTGGTTTCTGACCTTGATTGACCTAATGTTTGTTTTTTTGAATTTTATTTAATAACTTTGGGTAATTATTTGAAAATTTTGAAAATGAAAAATTGGATTTTAATCGGTTTGGCTGGGTTAACAGGATGGTATTTGCTAGGCAAAAGTCAGTTAGCAAATAGAACAAAATTGATCTTTAAAAAACTTGGCTTTGCCAATAAAAAATTCCAATTAGTTTTTGGTGTTCAGAATCCAACCGGACAAAGTTCAAAGGTTTCTGCCATTACTGGTGAAGTTTACCTGGGTGATAAATTGATTGCTGATTTTTCCAGCTTTGCAGAACAAAAAATTGCTGCCAGGTCTGAATCTGAATTAAAAATACAGGCTTCTCCTACTATTGGAATATTGCAATTAATCACTTCAAAAAATTGGTTAAAAAAAGGTTTACAATACACAATAAAAGGGACTGGTAATTTTGATGGTATTGTGGTTCCGTTTGATTATAAAGCATATTTAATCTGATGCAGAAAAATTTACTTTTGGGTAGATTAAAAAGTTTTGGTGGAAACTCCAAAATGTTGGTCAGGGATCAACAGGTTCCTGATATTATTTCTGCAATGTTGTCTGCTCACAAAATGTATGCCAGTGAATATGATAAAATTAGTCAAGATTTTTATTCAGGTGATGGTATACAAACTGCAAAAAAGTTGTTTGACTTTCTCAAAAAAAATGTCAGATATAAAATTGAAAGTGACCAGGCACAAAGGATAATGTCACCAGCTGCAATTTTGTCGCTTGGAAAAAATGATTGCAAAAATTATGCTTTGTTTATTATGGGAGTGCTGGACAGTCTAAAAAGAAAAGGACTGATAAACAACAAAATATATTACAGGTTTGCAAGTTACAAACTGCTGGATGAAATTCCGCATCACGTTTTTGCAGTTATCCAGGATCAGCAAGGCAATGAATTTTTTATTGATCCTGTACTTTCAAAATTTAACGAAAGAAAAACTTACTATCACAAAATAGATAAACAACCGTCTATGCCACTTTATTCCGTTTCAGGTATTGGTGCA